GGAGAAATTATGTTTTCAAAACTTTTAAAATACGAACTAAAATCTGTCGGTAAATGGTACTTCGCACTTAATGCGTCAATTATCGCTATTTCCTTCTTTCTTGGCTTTAGCATTAAAACACTTACAGACTATGCTGAAAACTACGCAACAAGTAATACTAATCATTACACACAACTGATTCCAATCATCTTAGCAATCATGTTTGGTGTTGTGGTTGCCAGTGCATGGATTGCTACACTAGCAATCATTGTTCGACGCTTTTATAAAAATATCTTTGGTCGTGAAGGCTACTTAACCTTAACCCTGCCAGTATCCACTCACCAAATCATTTTATCTAAGCTGATTGCTTCACTGATTTGGACAGCGTTTAACACTATCGTTGTTACCATTGGTGTGACATTGCTTGTTATACCGATTTTTGGGTTAGGTCATTTCTTAGCCTTCCTACCACAATTAGCTAAAATGCTCACTCCTGTCGAATGGGGAATTGGTTTTCTTTGGTTAGCAATCTCTTCTATTTCAGGAATTTTGCTCATCTACTTAGCTATTACAATTGGTCAATTATTTGCTAATAGACGTGGTCTTATGGCATTCGTTGCCTACTTCGTCGTTTCATTCATCGTTTTATTAGTGTCTGAAATCCTCGGAAGTCACGAACTAAATAGTGACCTTACTATCCATTTCTTTATCTATTCTTGTATTGAGTGCTTTATCGAAGGTGCCATCTTCTACTTAGCAACACATTACTTGCTAAAAAACAAAATTAATATTCAATAAATATTATAGCCACCAAATTCTGGTGGCTATTTTTATATCTGGAATTGTATCTTGGTGAAAGCACAAAAAAATTCTTACAACTACCCTTCTTCTAGTAGTGAATGGAACCTGTTTTTGGGTCTCTTTTTGGGTCTCTCCGAAAGGCAAAACTGGGCAAAACGCAAAAACAAAAGGGAGTGAGACAGAAATCGATAATTTAAAAAGATTCGATTTCGTTGTCTCACCCCCGCACAGTTGAGTAGGGTTGTAAAAGCTGTTTTATCAGCGCATTAGAACCCACTCAACCACTGCGTCTTACAATTAACAACTACATAAACAAAAAAGATCAAGCCTAAGCTTAACCTCTTTGCGCAACTTTGCTAAACTATGAAAAGCTTTTATGGAGCCGTAGAATTAACGAGTCAGCTTCTCTTCCTCATCAACATGACTTCTAATAGTTTTGTTTGTATCGTTATATCCTAAAACCTTTGCTACATCCTTACCAACAAAATAAGATTCACCATCAATTGTCATTTTACGGACCTCATATCCGTAAAATTCAAAAATATCGTTCATAAAAAATCCTTTCTGTTTTGGTATAATAGTCATATGAAAAATGAAAATTCCATACAATTATTAATCAGCATCCTAAATTACTTCACAATTATTGTGTTCTTCTTATTTGCTACAAGCGGCATAGTGATGATTATTCAATTAATTCAACTATTAGATTTAAATTGGATAAACAATAGCTACTTTGCTAAAATAACCACATTTAATTGGAATAGATTTTTGGGTCAATTCACACTTCTGCAAGCTATTTTTATCCTTTTATATATGGTATTAGCTTATCTTCCAATAATGCTTTGGGAACACGTACCATCATTAATAAAAAGAAATTTAAAGCCAATTACAGTTTTATACTTTGCTACAACACTTACATTGACTTTATCAATAACAATGTCTGAAGGTGTTTTTGTAATCACAACTTCAATCGTCGCTTTCGTCGCTCTTATTCATCCTGCTTTTGCCCGACTTATTGACAAACTTTAATAAAATATCAACGACCACTTTAGGTATGATATACGCATAGAAAATTATCAGAAGCATTGCAATAACTGCTAATAAGATTTCCGTACCACCTTTCTAATCATCCCAAGGTTCACGAATGCTTAAATCTTTTGAAACACGTAGTTTTAAGTCATCATCACTCCTTTCAGAAAAATAAAGCAAATATTTTTACGAATTTTTTTGTAAAAAGCATTGACTTTACACTTTAGTATAAAGTCAATGCATAAGAAAAGCACCAACAAACAACTTGATATCACTCAAAAAAACAGAGTCGCCAAACTTATTTTTTAGTCATATCTTCGCTAATTGCTTTTGCTATTCATCCGTCTTGGTCATTCAGACTTAAAAACAACAATGAACGTCTATACTCACATCACACAAAAAGCTATCGATGATATTGGAAAACAATTTTCCGATTATATTGATTTTTAAAAAGAGACCCGTTTTTGGGTCTCTTTTTGGGTCTCTCCAAAAGGCAAAACTAGGCAAAACGTAAAAATAAAAAACGTTGATATATCAACGTTTTGCGTAACTTTGCTAAACTATGAAAAGCTTTTATGGAGCCGGTGGGAGTTATAATATAGTTATTATATCAAGGTTTTATACATTTTTAATCTGGAATTGTATCTGTACAAAAAATCATATAAAAGAGCCGATATTTTTAACTTTCTTCTATTATATATACTGAAATCCAACTTCCATTATAACGGACATTTTTAAAAGTTTCCATTACAATGGAACTATGCAAAAAAAGGGAGTAACTTAAAGTTACTCCCTTTCCTCGCAAATCTAAAACAACCAACTAAATGAGCCTTCGCTCTGCTTCAGATATATGCAACTTATTAGCTGATAGTCGTCTTAGGTCTGAGCTATGAGGAGCTACCTCACAACTTCCTAAGAGGTTTAATGACTAGGCAGGACTGGTTACCTCCAACTTTCACCCGACATTCAGAATTATTAAGCTATGTGACAATATTCCAATTATCGATGCGCCTTTGGGCTACTTGTACAATCTTTTAGTGTAAGCAACGAGCTTTTCACTCGTCAATGCGCATAATGGCTTATTTTGACAGTTTCCTACTTACTTCAAGTGGTCAAGCTTGGGCTTGTAGGATTATTCTCCACTGGAGCGTCTATTGTCGCCACCACTGTTTAGATTTAGCCTAATTACACATACCCTCCACGTTATACGCACTCTTGCTATTCTTTCACTTCGCAACAATCTGAGATTGATTACTTATCTAGTAGCAGTATCCCACCACTAGCGTAACGAGTTATTAAGCATATAACTTTAGCATGCTGTCAAACAATCTGCACTAAATTATTTAGTTAGTTGTTTTAAACTTGCGATATATTCATTATAACATAAGAAATAGTCAAGACATAACTTTGAGCAACATTTGAAGGCAAAAACAAAGAGACCAGCCTTGCTAGCCCCCGTTCAGTTCAGCCGTATATTTGTTTTAACGTGCGCTTATCAGCCCACTATTCGCCAGATATATAAGTAAGATTGCTCAGTTACTTACACTTCTATTATACCAAAAAAGCCCCTAACCGCAAAAGGCTAGGGGTGTTAAAGTATTGTGCTCACTTAATTATATCAAATTTATTTGTAATAGTTGACTAAATCGTCTTTATCTCGACAAGAAAGCCATACAGTGCCAAACTGACCAAATTCGAACTTACGCCAGTAGTAACCGCCATAGTATCCGCCTTCGCCAGTATCGGTAATGTGAGCCTCGTCTAACTCAAAGCTAAAGTACATACCAGCTTTAAAATCCTTGTCTGCGCCGTCTTTGACGTTGTTTCCGTTTTCGTCAACCCAATTGACTAGCCCGACGGGGATTCCGTTATCGGACCAATCAAACCCAACAGGCGCTAGGTAGTCGCATTTGATTTGGTAGATACCGTTAACGAATGCTACATCATTCGCTAGATAGTAAGCTTTGCTGTCTGGTTTACGACCGCCTGAGACTACTGTGTTAGGCTGTGTAGCTGTTGACCCGCTAAAACGCCAAGCCTCAATATAAGCTGGTTTTTCGATAGCGTAATATTGGTCCCAATTATGACTTGATACCGCTGTTCCTGCTTGTCCGCCAGTCCAATAATCAACACTGATGAATGTGTTAGCGTCCTCTAGTACTCCGACGTGCCCACCAGCTCCGCCAGATTGTGACATGTCAGCACCCCATGACATGAGAATAATGTCACCTCGTTGACCGTTCCAATCTTCGTTTTTGCTTACTCGATAAAAGCCATTCTTGGCTAATTGTGAGCCTAGAGTCACCGTTGACGGTAGTCCAATGATATTTACCCCTGCCTCTTTCAAAGCCTGTGAGATTGACCCTGAACAGTCTGCTGTGCCGTCTGAGCCGTTACGACTGCCATACATCGAATAAGTAAGCTTGCCTCGACGGCTTTCAAACCAATTAATTAAAACGTCTGTATTCATTTGCTTTCTCCCTTCCAAGCGTCATTCATTTCCTTGACTGCTGACTCGATAAACATTTCCAGCTGACTATCTGTTAAATAAATATTGTGAGCTTCTAGACTCTTTCTTGCCTTAGCTTTCGCCTCGCTAAGTTTTTGATAGCCTTTAGTGTCCTCTTCAGCAATCTGCTCAACTGCGTTAACAGCGTTCTTTGCGATGATTTCAACGATTTTGAGCGCTTTCTCACCGCCTTCTTTGTAAAGATAGTCTTTTACGGTTTTAACGATAAATCCAGCTAGACCTGTCAAAATAAGCATAGTTGCTTGTACAATCACATCATTCATGTTTTTCTCCCTTCTGCGCATGGTCTAAAACATCTGCGTTTTTCTGACCACGTCTTCCAGACCGTCCACCTTGTCTTGTAGGACTGATATGTCCTTACGAGTTTCCAGCGATAGGCTATTAACTGCCTCAGTCAATCTAGCCATTTGCTGCTGGTTCTCGGTCGCTATACGGTTGTTAGACGCTAGTAGCTCTTTATTCGTTTCTTGGAAACCAGTGACTAGTTTTTTTGTGACCCATAGCATACCGCTAATCAAGATAAGTATGACAAGGATAATAGCTGTTGCTAAAATCCCGCCAACTTTATCAATAGTCCAAGTCGCTTGCATTGCTTCGTGTATTACATCTTGTCCAACCATATTCCCACGCTAACTAAGCTGATTATTCAGCGGTTTCTTGTGTTAACTTAGCTAAAAGTTCATCATCTTCAACCATGAGAGCGATTTGCGCTTTAACTTTTGGTTTCAAGCATTTTGGTACTTTTGCATATTGGTAGTTTCCTGAAATAATATTAATTGCGTAAAGTTTAATCATCATGTCTGTTCCTCTTTCTATTTCATTTTTGAGTTTCTTCACTAATTTCATCTGCTAGTACTCCTTGCTCGTATAATTGAGTAATTAAATCTAACAGTGTAGCTTGTGCTACTTCTGAATTGATATTGTGTTTTTTCAGTTCTTTGATAGAGTTATCGTACTCAGCGAACTTCTCATTTTCGTACTTATCACGAAAATTCTCCCGATAAACGACTTCCAGCGCTAGCTCTTCCAGCTCTGTATTAGATAAGCTGATTTTATCGGCTGGGAGCATGACGGGGAGAAAACCACCATCATTATTTGACAAGATAACTCGTGTTCCAGAAACTGAACCATCTAGTCCAATTTCCTGTGATTTTGAATTAAAAGATAGTTTCATGTATTCTCCTTTCTAGACCATGAGCAGTATCTGCCCTCTGTATTGTTGATTGTTCTTGGAAGCTAAAATGTTAAACTGACCAGCACCAGCGTTGACCTGTACGTGACCAGTGTCGGCACCGCTGGCTGACCATTCTGCAATCTCAATCATATAAGATTGTGGTGCGCTAAATACACTTGATGGCACTTCGGCAAATACAAATGTGTTCCCGTTACCTTTAAAATCAAATCGAATAGCTAACATGTCACCACTGCGTTTGTAGTAAGAACCAGCGTA